TTACTTTAGATATTAATAGTTTTTTTGATAATGTAGAATACGACGTAGATTTTGCTGAAGTAAAAGGACAAGAAAATGCAAAAAGGGTACTTGAGATTGCCGCTGCCGGAGGCCACAATGTGCTAAAATAGTATTACAAGGTCATAATTATAAAGGTGGTGAAAACAATGGACTCCAATAAAGCCAAAGTGATGCAGTGGATACAACAATACTTCAACACAGAAAATTTTGAAATAATTGATTTTCCATTATTTCCAGGCGGAACAATTCTAAAAGACAAGCAAGGTGCACAGTTGCTTGTGTACTGGGATTTCTTAAGAGGGGAAATAAAGTATGAGTAAAACAAGGAGGTAATTTTATGAATGCATTAGTGAATAGGGTAGAATTCCAGAGTAATTTTATGGAAAAATGGTATAACCTGTTATGCAACACACCAGAAAGAGAAAAAGAATTTTTAGAAAAATTCTACAAAGATGATAAATGGCTTTTAGGACAATTAGGTGATTATAGAAAGTACCAGATGCAACAAGGTAGAGGTAGAGATATAACAGCGGAAGATTTGATGTTTGCCACGAATAAAGAAGAGTTGATAAATCTTTTACAGGAGATATTTCTTTATCCAGTAGAAGAATATGAATTAGGGTATATAGCAAAGTATATCAAAACTTATGACTATCTTCTTAAATTGCATAGAGAATATCCAAATTATCCGATGATAAAATTGGTTTTAATGGAAAAACAAGGATTGATAAAGTAAAAAGAATAAGGGGGTAAACACCAATGAGTAAAAAGAATAACCAAAAAAACTTTGATAATAAAAAATACGAAAAAATAATTAATAAAGGATATACTAATATATCTAATTCATTTATTTTTAGGAACGATATAAGCGATGGTGCTAAAAACCTGTATTTAATTATGCAAGCATTAGCGATTAAAAGCAATGAAATAGAGCATTCACAAAAAACCTTAGCGAATATTATGGGTAAAAGTGTAAGAACAATACAGCGCTATTTAAAAGAACTTAAAGAAGCAGGATTGTTGGAAATTTTTTTTAGATTAGGTAGGACTAACATTTATAAAATACTGGTAAAAATTACTAATAAAGTAAAAGAAGTTGTAAATCAAGTCAAAGAAAATATTCAAAAGAGAAATAGCCAATACCACAACGACACATTCAAGGATAAAGCGTATCAAGCGTGGTTCGGCTATTCTCAAAGAAAATATGATATTGATGATTTAGAGCAAAAACTCTTAAAATCATCATATCTGAAGTATTGATGTAGTATCATCAAAATACTTCTAAAAAACTCACATTCGCATATATATTTTAACCTATTCTCAAAAAAAATACAATAGCATAGGTTTGTTTACTATGCTCTTTTTTTATTTACATAATTATCAGAATATTAAAACGATATTAATTGAAGTAAATATATTCTATTTATCCTTGTTAATGCCAGTTAAATATTAACAATATTAGATAAAATAGTATTACCATTTTTTAGGTACGACAAATTCAATGTAGGAGATATGACAGAAATTTGATGAGGGGGGTACGACACGCATTGCCGACAAATAAACACAAAAAATAAATAAATACAAAGAAAAAAAATAATATGCATGCTAACGCATACCAAAACAGGGAAAAAGATGAAATAAAAAATAAATCGTGCGGAAAAATACTGTAAAATGAGGGCAATTGTCATTTCTACACTTATGAGGGGGTAATTTTTTGATGGGAAATAGTATAAATATTACATAATCAATGGTAGTGTTTATAGTATTTCCCATAAGGTATTCCTTCTCACCAAATTTTAACAACTACATGATTTCCCATATTTATATTTTTTTACTTATTTTTTCAAATTATTGAAAAGGCAATTATTTTTTTAACATAAATTTCAAAAAATTAAAAGGAGGTAATTTCTATGGAATTGACAAGAAGAGAAGAATATGTAATTAAAAGGAAAAGAAAGGGGATTAGATTGAGACAGATTGCCAACTATATTGGATGCAGCGAGGCGTTACTTTGCAAATATGAAAAGGGACACCTTGACCTAAAAGAACACATGAGGAAAATGTATGAGTACTTTATAGACACTTATAAGGGGGTGTAAATATGAGTAAAAACAAAAAGAAAAAACAAACATTAGACGACAAAATAAAAAAGTGGAAAAAGCAAGCGCAAGAAAAAGAAAAGGAATTGACTAAACAAGGCAGGAGCAAGCAGAAGGGAGGGAAGGCAAAGATGAAGGGCAAATAAACATCTTTGCCGACCTCCATGAGGGAAGATATAAAGAAATTATTTCCAGAATGGACAAATAGCAATGAGTATTACGATTTATGCTTAAGCGATGATATTGATTCTTTATTGAGTTGTATTGTTTTGGAAAAGATAAAAGGTTACAAAATCAATTATTTTTATGACTTCACAAAAATTTACAGCACTAACCAAGCAATAAATAAAGTAATAGCGGTAGATGTTGATTTACAAAAAGGCAAGTGCTGGGGCAATCATGTAATAATAGGTGAAAACAAAGAAAGCGCAAACTTGAATAGAATCTTGAATATATCCAATGAAAACTACACAAACAAATACGCAGGCAGTACATTATTAACGATATTATCTTACTACGACATAGATATATCCCACCTATCAAAAGAAGCAAAAATGATTCTATTATGTGTTGACAGTGCATATTTGGGATTCTATCACGATTCTTTTAAAGAAGTGCATAAAAAATATATATACGACATTCTTCAATTCCCAGAACTAGTTGAAATAGAAGAAAGACATAAAAAGGAAGAGTTTGAGGAACTACAAAGAAAATATCGCTTAAAAGAAAAAATCAAGATAAATAAAGAAGGCATGTTGTACACCAAAATTGACCTAGATGGTTTGGGGGTGATACTCAACATGCCTTTAAAACTGCCAGATATTCAATTTTCCTTGAGAAAGTCATTTCAAACCGACTTAACCACCAAAGAATATTATACCACAATTAGAAATTTTGTTAATATCTTTTCTTTAGCGATGATTAAAAAAGATTCAATAAAATTTTCCTTTTATTAAGAAAAAATGAAAGACATATACATAAAAATTGCAAAAATAAAAGAAAATTACTCATTTTTACCTTGATTTTGCAAGATTTAAAAATAAAAAATTCATAAAAATTTTATAAAAAACTATTGACAAAGAAAAAAGTATGTGGTATAATAAAAAGTTGATGTAAGCATGAAAACAATTTACAAACATACCTCCACTATAAAGTATAATATTATTATTTTGATTTGTCAATACCTTTTTTTAAAAAAACTTTTTTTCAAGAATTTGAGAAGGGTATCGCATTTTGCGACGTCCTTCTCAAAACCACTAACACTACCACAAGGGGGAATACTTGATGAGGAAAAGAGAGTTTTACACAATTTACCAAATTGACTTAAACAAATTAGACAAGCAGCCGAGCGAACAAGACAAAATAAGAATCGGCGAAAACTTAGTATTGAAGTTAATCAACGCACTAAAAGGAAGGCAATACATAGAAGGTACAGAAAATTTTGTCCCAGAACTTATTTATGTAAATATTTCCAATAATATGAAAAACATAGAAGAAAAGATGAGAGAAATAGATACAAATGGCTTTATAATAAATGGAACGACATATAAAAGATTAGGTAAATCGGCAGCAATGGCAAGGACAGGAAGGATTGCTTTTGTAGATGAGGAATTGAAAGAGCAGTTAGAAGAACTTATGATGCTTGGGAAAAAGGTAGATGAAGCAGTAATAAGCAAGTATGAGGCGTACAGGGGATTGAGTTTTAGTACCTGTCTTTTTAGCGATGCAGTGCCGAGAAAAGTAGCAATAGTAAAAGAGTATGAGACAACAATAAATGAATATATCAAGACCTTAAGAAATGGAAAAGTGGTAGAAGGATATTTCGATGTCCCAGTTACCCTATGGGACGGCATGGGAGTGCATAGTCCCGAATGGGGTAGGAAAGTGGCAAAATCACTTGGAATACCTTATGTGCCTGTTGGGTATCAAATACGCTTATTCCCCTCAATAAAAGGAATGTCCTATGAATTTGATTTTAAGCAATTTTATAAAGAAAAAGGCATTACAACGATAAAAGATGTCTATGGCAAAGAATGGAATATAGAAGAACTTGATGCAATTTGGAATACCTCTATGTTTAAATTTTGGAAATATTTTAAGCCAGGTGGATGGGATGAATTCATAGAGTTGAGAGAGAAATATTACGCACCACTGCAAATAAATAAAATAGGTATAGCCAGATGGGTAATACCAACTGAAAAAGCCGACAAATACAGCAAAACATCGTATCAATATCTACAAAATCTTAAATTAAAAGGCAGTGAATTAATAGATTTAGCGCACTACACAAAAGAATTGATTGAAAAAGTATATGAAGGCGATTATAGATATACAATGGCATTTTTGGGGTTATTAGCCAACAATTTTGACGATGAAGAAGAAAATGAAGATAAAATGATGGCGAATAAACTTTATACTGCTTTTGCCATGAATCCCAAAAAAATCTATTGTGATCCTCACTTCAAAAGATTTCTCAAAAACCAACTACAAAAAACCATAACCGAAATGAAACTTGGTAAACTTTATATAGAAGGGCGTAACTCATTCATCGCACAAGACCCTATCGCCTACCTTGAAGCAGCAGTAGGATTGCCAATCAAGGGATGCCTTAATAAAGGTGAATTCTACAGCGCAGGACTTGAGGGTTATAGAGCAACCTTTAGAAGTCCACTCATACACTCCAGCGAAATTGGAAAAGATTTGTTTGTGAATAATGAATTAACTGAAAAATGGTTAAAAAGATATGATAATGTATTAGTTTTAAATTGTTTTGACCTGTCGGCCCAAAAGCATGGAGGTGCCGATTTTGACGGCGATACATTTTTTCATACAGCAAATGAAAGAATTGTAAATGGAATTATTAAAAATAATCCACCAGTAATTGACATAGACGATAAAACTAAAACAGTAAAAAAAGAAAAAATAACTAAAGAAGCAATAATTGAGTATGATTTACGCACTCTTGATAATAGAATTGGCTATATAACTAATTTAGCAACGCTTTTCACAAATTTAGGCAGTGCAAAAGGCAATGTAAACCTATATGATGAGCAACTAACAAAATTAAGGATATGGCAGGGAATGGAAATAGATAGTGCTAAAACAGGAGTGCACCCAAGCATAGATGATGACGTAAAGAAATACGAAAAATATAAACCTTATTTTTTGTGGCGCTATAAATATAACGAAAAAGGTAAGTTGGCCACATGGGCAGACAAAGCAAGTATGAATATCCTTTGCAGACACATTGAAAAATGGGAAAAAGAAAAATTTGTGTGGAAAAAATGGGATGAAACAGATGTAATTGAAGCAGCGGAATTTCTAGTGAATAAAGAAGTGATAGAGCAGTACAGAGAAGAAGCAGAAGAACTTGTAAAAGTGATGAGAGAATACTATAAGCAGTACAATGCAGAATTAGCGGAGTTGTGGTTGGACAATAAATTTGAGGACCAAAAAAAGATGAAGCAGTTTTACAATAAATGGTACCTAAAAGTGAATGCACTCCATGAAAATAAAGAACTATTAAGCAGCATTGCGGTGCATGTTTGCTATAAAGAAAATCGAAAAAGCGAACATAGTTTTAATTTTCCTTGGATAGTCGCATGGGAAGGAATTCTCACAACACTTGAAGCAAAACAAGAAGAAGAAAAGGTGTTATTGAGGAAATTAAAAGAAACTGCTGAAGCAATAGATACGATAGAATTTCTTGGAAGGAAATACATCGAAGAGATAAAAAAGAAACACATAAGCGCAGATAGAACAATAGTAAAAACAAAAGAGAAAATAAGCGTAGAAGTGCCAGTTGTTGATATAGTGGGTGAGGAATTTGAGGAAAAAATAAAAGAGAATAACATAGTTATCCTCAAGCCAAAATTTTATAGAGATAAAGAATATGTTAGTTTATTCCAGAATGAACAATACATAGGTGCAATAGCACACAAAAACGATACTATAGATATTTTAACATCTCTTAAGGACTATTACAATAGTCAATTTAAAGTACAACTCAAGAAAATCAACAAAAAGAGCGCAATAGTTGAGTTACATATTGCATAGAGGCGCCTAAAATTGACTTATAAGCCGAGTTAATTAAGGGGGTGATAGTTTTATACCTTTAAGCAAAATAAAAACGATTGTAGGGCTTGCTACAGAAAAACAAAGCACTAATCAAAAGTAGTTAGTGCTGATTAACATTGAGAGATGATGCGGTATCTTAGCGCATCATACAAAAAACAAAAACAGGGAGGTACTATGCATGAATACTACTGTTAAATTTATACATAGAACAGATAAAAAGAAAAGTAATTTTACACAAATTAATAACGACATTATTAATGATAAAAGATTAGGACTTAAAGAAAAGGCCTTAATGGCCTACCTTTTATCCAAGCCAGATGATTGGCAATTTATACTAAAAAACATAATAGAAGAAACAGGCCAAACAAGACATATTATTATAACAGCAATTGAAAAATTAAAAGAATATGGCTATGTTATCGAGAAAAATAAAAAACAATACATAGTAAAAGAGAATTCTCAAGATGTTGTAGTGCTAAAAGACAACAAAACAATATACAGAGCAAGCAAACAAAATGGAAAATTCACACAAGTAGACAACAAAATAATCTATAACAAAAATTTATCATTGAACACTAAAGCAGTAATGATATACATGCTTTCAAGACCAGATGACTGGAGATTTTATACCACTGTAATAGAAGAAGATTTAACAATTGACAGAAAAACCCTAAATAAAGCACTAAACGAATTAGAAGAAAATGGCTATATCAAACGAGAAAAGTTTGGAAGGCAATATATTTGGCATGTATACGAAGAACCAATTATAACTCTAAAAGAAAAAAGTGCGCTCACACAGCACACCACACAAGACACCGCACACTATCCAGTTAATAGCAATTATAACACTAAAGAAAAAATACAGGAAAATAAGAAAAAAATAGATAACATACTAAATGAGTTACAAAATCACATGCAAAATGTGGTAAATCTAGGATATACACCTATGCAACAGTATATTCCTAGGAAAAATTCTCTAGGGCTTTCCAAAAGAAAAACTATTTGGGACCCAGATGATTTCAGTTGGCTTGAAGAAGATACACAACAACAAGGGGAAACTTTCAAAGAAGAAAAACCTGTAAATCAAGTGAACGAAACTAAAAAAGAAGAGACAAAGAGCACAAAAGATGAAGATTTTGACTGGTTAAACATTTCAGACGAAGAAATAGAGCAGCAAAAGAAAGAAATGGAAAAATTTTGGAAACAAGTTGATAAAATCAGGAAAAAGAAAAGTGAGTGATACTGCTCACTTTTCTATGCCAAAGTTTTTTAAAAAATTCCACACTACTAATATAATAGTGCACAAAAGGTTTTGCTTTTTTAAAAAAATCCACCTATTACTTTAAAAAATTCCACCTATTTTTTAAAAAAAATCCACCTATTTTTTTAAAAAAATCCACACTACTAATATTATTACTAATACTATTACTAATATATATAACTAATACTATAATAAGGGAGAAAAAGGTTTTATTTCTTTTTTAGCATTTCAAGGAAGAAAGAAGATATATATAAGTTTTAGTTTTTTAGTATTGGTATAAGTTTTAGTGTTTATATTTTAGTTTTAGTTTTTTATATTACCAATACTTATATTATATGCTATCGCATATAAAAATAGGGAAATAAATTAATTTAAGTATTAGTAGTTTATTTAAGTATTTACTTTATTGGTAAATCTTATAAAGGTTCAAAATGAAACTTTAACAAGTTTAAAAGGTAAAACAATAATTATCATATTTTTTATATTACTAATACTTATTAATGTGCTAACGCACATAAATAATGGGAAATAATAAATTAATTTAAATTTAGTTTTAATTTATATTTTTATTAATAATATTTATAATATTAATGAATATTTTAATTTTAAAAAAATAATATTAATTTAACTTATATTACCAATACTGAAAATATGTGCTATCGCACATATTAAGAGATAGGTGGAAAAAATATATATTTCTTTTCTTACTGTAAATGCAATTATTAGTTAGTTTTATTTTTAATAATGATATATAGTTATCTTTTTTAAGTGCTAACGCACTTTAGCAATGGGAGTAAATCCGACTCCCACTTCTTTGAGTATCTCTCAATTTTGAGGGGTACTAAGTAGCAATCATATATTTCCCATAAAGTATTCCTCCTTTTCAATTAAATCAAGTTATTCATATAAACAACCTCCTGTACAAAGGGTAGGAGATATATTCTCTTACCCTTGTTTTGTTTTTTTAGGAGGGTGGTTAACTTGACAATACCTTTAAAAATCTTTTTTGAGGAGTGAAAAACATGGATTTAGAGCAAATAGAAAAGAATATGAAACGCATTTCTGAACAACTAGAAGAAATGTATTGGCTGAGTGGTGGAAGTGAAAAATTGATGACTCCACAAATGAAGAAGAGATATGCATTTCTCATGCTGGAAATGTTGGAGAATATATATTATCTTTATGACTATTTAGAATTGTTAGAAAATATTGCTAATTATTGGGTTGAAAAATATCTTACTGATGAAAGTGATTTCCACCTTGATTTGGGAGATGAGGAAATATGACACCATTGGAAGCAATTAGGAAAAAGTGTTTACAGTGTAGTAATTACCAGCCAAAAGAAGTTGAACTATGTCCTATTATTGATTGTCCTTTATATCTATTTAGGTTTGGCAAGAGCAAGAAGATAGAAAAGCGTAAAGAAGGTGGTGAAAGTGTTATTAAGCAGGGCTAAAGAAATAGTTAACATTGCAATGCAATATGATAATTTGGATGCTATGTCAACACTTGACAAATTTCTTATGAAGCAGTTAATGATGCAATTAAGGCAGGAATTACAAGAGATAATGCCATTCATAGAGTATTGGGCTGAACTGGAAATTGATGAAGAAGAAATAAAAAATAATTTACAAAATTTTCTATGAGGAGGAATTTTATGTTAAAAATTACTGGGAAAATCAAAGAAAATGGCTATGAAATTGAGTATAAAGCAGCACAAGAAGAAAAAGTGTATATAGATATTCAAGTTGATATAGCAAGAAGAAAAGAAGTTATTGAAGCATTAAAGAGAATAATAGAATTTTTGGAAGAATAAAGGAGGTATATTATGCCTTCATTGAATGAATACACTGAAATGTTAGAAAAATTCAAACAAAATTTGGAGGAGGTAAATACCATGACAAAGAAAAATACACAAGAAAAAGCAGTTAATACTAAAAAAGCAATTGAGCAAGAAAATGTTAAAGTAGAAGAAGTAAAGAAAGAAGAAGTAGCAGAAAGAAAGATGATAGTAATATCTCAAGAAGAATTAGAAAAAATATTAGACCATTTAGAATTTCGCATTTACAAAGGTTTAGTAAGAAAACTCAATAAGATAGCAAAAGAGATAAAAGAAGTACTTAAAGAAAAGGAATGAGTGTAATGCTTAAGAAAATATGTGCATATCCTGGGTGTAATGAATTGGTTGAGATGGGCCAGAGATATTGCGCTAAACACCAAAAAAAATATGAAGAGCAGCAAAAACAAGATAGAAAAGAGAGAGATAGAGAGTACAAGAAAAACAGGCAGGATATAGAAGAGCAGAAGTTTTACAAAAGCAGGGAATGGGAATTAGTGAGAGATGCTGCAATTGTAAGGGATAAAGCATTGTGTAGGTTGTGCTTGTATGAGCAGAAAATAAGTTTTTGTGAAGTGGTGCATCATATTATTCCCATTAAGGAAAGATGGGATTTACGTTATGACTTAAGTAATTTAGTTTGTTTGTGTGATGCTTGTCACAATAGAGTGCACAAACTGTATGAACAGGACAGAGAGAAGTATTTCCAGTTGATGGAAGCGATTAAAAAGGAATAAGAGGTGAGATACGTGTATGATATAAACTCTTATGCAATTGACTACAACAAAAAACCACAGAGACCTCAATTGTTTTTGTGTAAGCCAGAAGGAAAATGATTCCAATTGAAGGACTGAATAAGGACATAAGAGAAAGTTATACCCATATACCATGGGGGGGTATATAAACTTTAAGAGGCCTTTGGGGGTCGCGCGCGCGGGGTCATTTTTTGGACAAAATCGGAAAAATAGATTTTTCAAGGGTTATAAACCTGTCTTAAACTGGAAAATTACTCAAAAATGAGGTTAAAAATGCCTCATTTTTTGCTTTTTTAGGGGGTATAACCAGTGAAAAAACGATGTATAATATGCGGAAAAGAATTTGATGCAATAGGAAATCAAAAATGTTGTTCTATAGAATGTTCAAAAACAAATAGAAAAAATTTAGATAAAAAAAAGCATGAATTATATAAGGAAATAAAACCTAAAATCAAAAAAATATGTATTGGTTGCGGAAAAGAATTTGAAACGATAAACGATAACCAAAAATATTGTTCTTCTTCATGTGCAAAAAGTCATAGACAATATAAAGTAGTATGTGTAAATTGTGGTAAAGAATTTATCGCTGGACAAAAAAATACAAAATATTGCTCATATGAATGTAAATTTGAATGGGAGAAAAAAACAGGTATGCTTAAAAGATTCACAAAATTTTGTGAATACTGCGGAAAAGAATATAAAACAAGTGTAAAAGACCAAAAATATTGTTCTTTAAAATGTCAACATGAAGCACAATCCCAGAAAGCAAAAAATAGTAGTAAAAATAAAGCAGTATGTCTATATTGTGGTAAAGAATTCATTGGAAGAAAAGATAGAACTAATAAATTTTGCTCAAGAGAATGTTTTTATAATTATTTGGGTATTAAAAAACAAAATATTCCTAAATTTAAAAGTCATATTAGTGATGTTCATCATATTAGAAAAGCAAAAAAAATGAATGTTAAATACGAACACATAGACCCTTTAGAAATATTTGAGCGAGATAATTGGATTTGCGGAATTTGTGGAGAGAAAATAGATAAAAATTTATCTTATCCTCATCCAATGTCAGCAAGTTTAGACCATATAATTCCTTTTTCAAAAGGTGGTACTCACACTAAAGATAATGTTAGAGCCACACATTTAAAATGTAATATCATAAGAGGTAATAATTTAACTAAAGAAGATAAAATTAAATTTACACAATTAAAGGTGGTAGTTAAAAATGAAAGGTAGAAACCCGAAACCAATTGCTTTGCACCTCAAAGAAGGTAATCTGAGTCATTTAACTAAAGAAGAAATTGAAACAAGACAAAAATCGGAAATAAAACTTGGACAAAACAATTTTGAATGTCCAGATTTTATAAAAAACGATGAAATTGCTTACAAAAAATGGCAAGAATTAATAAAAGATTATGAAGAAGCAGCAAAAAATGGTATAGAATTACTAACATCAAGCGATGTTGGGCTTTTAGCAAGGTACTGTAAGACGTTTAGCGAATACATTAACCTTCAAAATCAACGAAAAAAAAATTTAACAATTGAAGAATTAATAAAAATAGAAACAGCAATAAACAAAAAAATGGATATGTTGTTAAAAATGGAAGATAGATTATTTTTAAATCCACTCTCAAAAGTAAAAGCAATTATAAAAACTTCACAAGAAGAAAAACCAAAAAACAAATTTGCTGAATTTTTGGAATAAACTTACTAATTTTGCCTTGAAAAAGCCAAAATTTACCACAAAACACATGGAAGGAGGTGTCTTAAATGCAAGACAGAGTCACAGAATACGCAATGAAGGTATTAAATGGCGAAATAATCGCAGGAAAATATGTCAAATTGACTTGTAAAAGACACCTCAACGACTTGGAAAGGCAGGGGACAGACGAATTTCCTTATGTTTTTGACGTTACAAAGGCGGAAAGAGTGTTTAGATTTGCAGAAAAACTCAAAATAGCCGAAGGAATGGAGACAAAACCACTGAAACTTTACCCATTTCAGGAATTCATTCTTGGTAGTTTGTTTGGCTGGGTACATAAAGATACAGGATATAGAAGGTTTAGAAATTCCTATATCCAGATGGGTAGACAAAATGGCAAGAGTATACTAAATGCAATTATAGCGCTTTATATAGGCACTTTTGATGGGTATAAATACGGCCAAATTTATACAGCAGCAACAAAAAGCGAGCAGGCAAAAATTGTCCTTAATGAAATAGTCAAATTTATTAACGCTGATAAGGATTTACAGGAATTTTATAAATTAAAACTTTACGAGAGCACAATTGAAATATTGCCCACTCATTCAGTCATCAAAGCATTAGGCAGGGACACAAAAACAATCGATGGCTTTAGACCAGTGCTAGGTATCATCGATGAGTACCATGCACATAAAGATAACCAAATTTACAAACTTCTAGAAGATGGTACAGTGAATTTACCTCAAGCATTGATTAGCGTAATCACTACAGCAGGTTTTAATCTCAGTTCGCCTTGTAAGGAATTATACGAGTATTGTGTAAATCTTTTAGAAGGCGTATTCGAAAACGATAGGCAGTTTGTATATATAGCGCAACTTGATAAAGATGACGATATATGGGATGAAAGGAACTGGATAAAGGCAAATCCTTTGGTATGCAGCACTCAAGAAGGCATAGAAAACATAAAAACTAAAGCAAGTGTTGCAAAAGAAATGGGTGGAGAAGAACTAAGGAATTTTATGACAAAAACGCTTAATATGTGGGTGGAGTATAAAAACAATGAATACATTGATATTGAGAAATGGAAAGCATGTGCAAGTGATATGGATTTAGAAGATATGGTTGGAAAAGAATGTTATGTTGGACTTGACTTGAGTAGTGGAGGCGACTTAACCTCCATTGCATTAGAATTTCCATTAACAATAAATGGACAGAGAAAATATTTTATTCATTCTCACTCATTTATACCTGCAAGGCGATTAGAAGAGCATATTAGAACCGATAAAGCACCTTACGATATTTGGCTTAAAGAAGGTTTACTGACAGTAACCGAAACATTAGGGGGAGTTAAGACAGATTATCAGTATATTATTGCTTACCTAAAAGAGTTAATTTTAAAATATAACCTCAAAATCAAAGCAATTGCCTATGATCCTCATAATGCAAGTGCATTTCTAAATGACCTTGAAACATTTGGAGTTGATACAGTCGAAATTGTGCAAAGCGCTAAATCATTGAATGAGGCAACAATAGATTTTAAACTTGAAGTAGAAGCAGGCAATATATTATACAATTACAAAAATAGTTTATTGACATGGAGTGTTGCTAACGCAAAACTGGTTTATAACAGTTTTGGAGAATGCAAAATCGATAAAAATTATCGAAACAAAAGAATAGACCCTATAGATGCCATTATCGATGCGCATAAATTAGCGATGCTTGACAAGGGCAAAGTAACAATCAATGACCTTATTACAGAGGACAACCTCAAGAAATGGGGATGGCTATGAAGCGCTTAACAGCGTAAAAATAGGAGGAAGGAACAATGAAAAAGATACTGGAACATATAGAAGATATTTTGATATTTTCTGGTTTGTTTTTGATTGTATTATCAACGTTTTTAATCAATAAAATCATTGGCTTATACGTCTTGGGAGTTGTTTTATTCGGCTTAGGAATTCACTTCACTAAATATCCTCCCAGATAGGGCAAAGGAGGTGAGAATTGAATGGGGATATTTAGACGCAGCATACAGAACAGGGACTATACACTATCAGACCCGTTGATACAGCAATTCATGGGCATAACAGACACAACAAATATATCACCAGACAAATTAAGAGAGGCAACATATTTCTCTTGCATGCGCATCATGACCGATACAGTGGCAAAATTACCCTTGAAATTGTATCAAGAAACAGAAAATGGCATTAAGAAAGTAACTAACCATTATTTATATCCACTTTTGAAGTGGAGACCTAATCCTTATATGTCGGCCAGTGATTTTTGGAAGACAGTGGAATTTAATCGCTTAGAATGGGGCCATGAAATAGTTTATGTAGATACTCAAAATGGAAAAATAACAGCACTATATCCTTTAGATATGGCAAAAGTTACAATTTGGGTTGATAATGCGGGTATTATAGGTAATCAGAACGCTATTTATTACGTATACACCGACAACACAGGTAATCAATATAAACTATCAGAAGACGAAGTGCTCCATTTTAAGGGCTTGACAAGAAATGGAATTGTGGGAATGAGTATAAAGGACTATTTAAGCACTATTGTGGATAATGCACAAAGCGCACAAAAATACCTCAATAACTACTTTAAAAATGGCTTGTTTAGTAGAGGATTATTGCAATTTACGGGTGATTTATCAGACGACAAAATAAAAATAGTACAACAGAAATTCGAACAAATGGCGAATGGCATACAGAATGCAGGCAGGATATTGCCTGTACCAATGGGATTTTCATTTCAAACAATTTCTACATCAATGGCAGATGCACAGTTTTGGGAATTGAATAAACTAACTATTCAACAGATTACTGCTGCATTTGGGATTCCTTTGCACATGGTGAATCAGTTAGATAAAGCGACCTACAACAATGTAGCGCAACAGGAAGAACAGTTTTATAGGGATACACTATTGCCAATTCTGACAATGTATGAGCAGGAATTGACATATAAACTACTCACCCAGAGGGAAATTCAATCAGGATTATATTTTAAATTCAATGTAGACGCAATATTGAGGAGCGATATCGAAACAAGATATAGAGCATATTCTATAGCCATTCAAAATGGCTTTATGACGCCCAATGAGGCAAGGGCAAAAGAGGAATTACCTTCCATGGCAGAAGGTGATGTTTTGATTGTCAATGGCAATATGCAGCCATTAAGTCAAGTTGGCATGGCATACAGGACTAAAGATTTTAACACACAGCAGCAAAACAATTCAGATTGAAGGGAGGAAATTAGCATGGCAGTTGTACCTTACAAGAAAACCGATGTAGCAGATGAACCATGGGATGCTAATGCAATGAGAGCAAATTTAAAAAGCAATGACATAAAAAATTTCCTCAAAGCATTTGCATGGTATGACGAGACAGCGCCAGACGAAGATAAAGATGGTTATCCAGATGCCAAAAGCGCATGGAAATTTATCCACCACATGGTAGACGAGAAAGGTAATGCAGGCGCAGCGAATATAAAGGCATGTCAAAGCGGAATTGGGTTTTTAAATGGCGCAATGGGAGGAACAAATATTCCAGACCACGACATACAAGGCGTATACAATCATTTAGCGAAGCACCTTAAGGATGCAGGACTTGAACCTCCTACATTAAAAAGGAGTGCATCAATTTCAAACAAAGAAGTTAGAACAATACAATTAAATGCCGAAATAAGAGCAATCCAACAGGACGATACACAGCAGAAGAAGATAGTAGGATATGCGCTTAAATTTAATCAACCAAGCAATGATTTAGGATTCATTGAAACTATCGACAGACACGCACTTGACAACACCGACATGAGTGATGTTGTAGCACTTATCAACCATGATCCGAACCTTGTTTTAGGTAGAACCACCAGCGGAACACTAAAATTAAAGGTAGACGATATAGGACTTTACTTTGAGGTAACACCTTCAAATACAAGTTACGCAAGAGATTTAATCGCAAATATGGAAGCAGGCAATATAACTCAATGCTCATTTGCCTTTGTTGTTACTGATGATGGAGATAATTGGCAAATAGATGAAGAAACAGGAATAATTACAAGAACTATTTTAGATATTGCTAAATTGTATGATGTGTCTATAGTTACATTTCCAGCATACAGCCAAACTGAAGCAGTAGTAGCACAAAGAAAAGCACAGGACTTAAGAGCAGAAGCAGAAAAGAGGAAGCAGAGAGAACGACTAAAGAAGAAATTAGAAATTGAATTAGAATTAGTGTAATCAATTCTCACTACAAAAGTAGTGGGAATTTTTTATATATTACAACAAAAAATAGGAGGATGATGTTATGTTAAAGAGTGTAGAAATGAGACAAGAATTAGAAAATATGAAAAATGAGGTAAGAGAACTACTTCAAGCCGACAAAGTAGAAGAAGCAAATGCAAAAATGGAAGAAGTTAGAAAACTTGAAGCAAAGATAAAACTACAAAAAGAACTTGAGGCAAAAGAAAAAGAAAATATAAATGAAAGGGGCTATGTCCAAATGGAAAAGAAAGATATAAAAGTAGATGAGTATAGGGCAATCGCAAAATATTTGTTAAGGCAAGAGTTAACTCCAGAGGAGAGAGCAAGCATTAACGTAACCAACAGCGGTGCATTGTTACCACAATCTTTTGTAAACCAAGTACAAGTTTTAACAAACGGCTATCCAGATTTAAAGAAATATTGTCATGTTATTCCAGTAACCACTAATAGTGGTAAAATGCCATTATCACAGGGTAGCGTAACAAAGAAATTGGCTAAAATAGGCGTAGATACTGCACTTGTACAGGAAATGATAAATACATTACCTATTGAGTTTGCAGTTGAAGATTATGGAAAGATTATTCCTATAGATAATTCATTGCTTGCAGATTCTCCACTCAATGTATTTAATGATATCATAGCACCCGACTTTGCAGAGTCAAGCGTAAACACACATAATGAGCAAATTGTTAACCTTGTTAAGGCAAATGCAGTAACTAAGACAGTAACGGATTATAAGGGAATAATTAAAATATTAAACAATATTGTACCTGCTTTAAAGCCAAGAACTATTATATTAACCAATTTAGATGGATACGATTATCTCGATAACCTCACAGATAATCAAGGAAGACCATTATTGAATACTAACCTTGCACTGCAGGGCGCTGCAACCTTTAAGGGCTATGAAGTAGTTGCACTAGACGATACAGTGGTTACACCAGTTACCGATGGTAAGATACCTTTCTATGTGGTTAACTTGTATGCACTTATTAAATTCTTTGACAGACAACAAATAGAAGTAGCAACATCACAAGAAGCAGGATTTACGATGAATCAAACATTGATAAGAGTCATTGAAAGATTTGATGTTGTAGCAGCAGATAACAGAGCAAACTTCTACATTGAATTATAAAAATAATTTGGGAGGATTTCTTATCCTCCCATTTTAACTTAAATTTGGGAGGGTAAGAATATGACAGTTGATTTAAATTTAGTTAAAAAATATTTGCGTATTGACGATGGCTACACAGATGAAGATGATTTAATCCAGATGTTTATAAATAACGCTATAACATACATGGAAAATGCAGGCGTAATAATTGATGAAACAAACACAAAACAAATACAATTAGCGCAATTGCTTGTTTTGGTATTAGTAAGCGATTGGTACGAGAATCGCGCTCTAACAACAGATAAAACAAGTGAAAAAGTTAGAGATATAGTACAATCCATACTTTTCCAACTTAAATATTAGGCGGTGATGCCTTTATGAACGCAGGCGATTTAAAGCATAAAATACAGATTTTATCAAAACAAACAATAACAGATGAAGAAGGATTTACAAAAGAAGATTACGTTGTATTTGCCGACACATGGGCTAAAGTAACACCAACGCAGGGTAGAGAATTTTATCAGGCAGCAGCAATACAGGCGGAAAAGGATGTAAAATTTACAATTAGATACAGAAAAGGCATAACTAATGATATGCAGGTGAAATATAACAACCAAATTTATAAAATTAAGTCAATAATTGATTGGAATGAGGAGCACAAATATATTGATTTGATATGCGAGATGATAACAAATGGCTAAAGATGTGGAAATAAATGGACTTCAGGATATATTAAATGAACTTAAAAAGAGAAGTGATAACATTTCTAAACTTGAAAACGAAGCATTACGTAACGCAGCGCAGATTGTGCAAGAAAGTGCTCAACAAAAAGCACCTGTATCAAAAACGAAAAAGAAACATATGAGGGACCATATTGTGATCTCAAAAATTAGCACAGTAAATGGCGTAAAATATATCAAAGTTGGCGTAGAAAAGGACTTCTATTACGCTAAATTTGTGGAGTTTGGCACTACAAAAATGAAAGCACGTCCTTTCATGCAGCCAGCATATGAGGAAAATGTGGAAAAAATACAGCAAACAATGATTGAGACATTAAGGAAGGGATTAGAATGAGTATTTACAGCGATATAATGAATACCCTTCAAGCGAATACTACTTTAGTTAATTTGGTTGGTAATAGAATATATTTCCAAACAAATAAAAGTGGACGATATCCTGCTATTACATTTTTTGTATACAATGAGTTAGGCGAATTATTTGCGGATAATAGAGAGATAAAGACAGGATATTACATACAAGTTGATATATGGAGTAAAGACAATTACAACACAATCGTTAATGAAGTGATGAAATCTATGACACAAGCAGGGTATAGGCGTACTTCAAGCGCTGATTTGTATGAAAATGATACCCAAATTTACCATAAAGCGATAAGATTCGTAAAAGAATTCTAAAGGAGGATGATTTAAATGGCAACAATTGTAAATAGTGCATTGGTGGGATTAGAACATTTGGTTTATGCAAAAATAACAAAAGATGATGCAACAGGAACAACCTATGATGTAGTTAAGGAGATTGCGCCTGTTATAGATGCTAAAATATCACCAAAAGTAAATAGCAATATGCTTTACGCCAATAATATGGCAGTAGCGAATATGTCTATAATGTCAGAGATAGAAGTGGAATTCCAGATAAGCGATTTGCCAATCGAGGTATATGCAGACCTTTTGGGACACACTTATGACAGCACTAAAGGTGTAGTAGAAAGCAGCGCACAGGATATAGCGCCTTATGTTGCAATTGGCTTCAAAGCAAAAAAAGAAAATGGAAAATATAGATATGTATGGCTTTTAAAGGGAAGATTCGAAGAAGTAACTGAAGAATACAAAACAATGAGCGACAAAGTAGATTTTGCGACACCTACTATAAAAGGAACATTCTTTGCAAGGTTATCAGATAAGAAATGGAAATATGTAGCAGATGAAGACGCAGGATATACAGGCGGAGATAATTGGTTTACTGCTGTAGCAGTACCTACTACAGTATAATTTAGGGCACTCTTTTGAGTGCCTTTTTTGTTTATAAAAAATTTGAAATGGAGGTAGAATTATGGAGTTAAAATTAGGAAAAAATACTTACAAATTAGGTACAGTTAAAGCGAAAATGATTAGAAAGGCAATGCAATTAACAGAGGAAATAATTTTTGACAAATTGACAGTTAATGATTTAGATAGATTAGTGGAATTCATAGTAGAATTATTCGGTAATAAATTTACTGTCGATGATGTTTATGAAAATTTAGATGCACAAGAATTAGTGCCTACTTTAAATAAATGCATTAATGCACTTATGGGCACTTTCGCTGAGAAAATGGAGCAAATACCAGAAAAAAAGTAAATGGGGACACTGAAAAGGTGTCTCCTCTGGATTTTATAAAAGAGTTTTATTTGTCCTTACTTGAGCAGGGATGGACATTGAATGATATAGATGAGATGGACTTTTTTTGGTATCTTGATTTAATGGTTTACAAAGCAAATAAAGAAGAGAAAAAGAAATATACAAGCATTGATAAGGTAATAGGGCTTTAATCAATGGTGGTTAGAACGTCCACCATTGATTTTTTAAAAGGTGGTGAGAGAATGGCGGAAGAATTAGGAACATTACAGGTAAAAATAGGTATGGACTCAAGCGGTTTTCAACAAGGTGTAACTACTATTTCCAGACAATTAAAAGTATTACAATCCGATTTAAAGGCGCAGTTAGCACAGTTTGGAGAAAATCAAAAGGGATTAGAGGCACTCAAAGTAAAATATGATTCATTGACGCAGCAAATCGAATTACAAAAACAAAAAGTAGACGCTTTGGCAATGGCATATCAGAAGAGCGTAGAAGAAAAAGGGGCAGACGCTAAAGCAACGCAAGAATTGGCAATAAAGTTAAACAATGCTAAAGCAGAATTAGCCAGGATGGAAA